ATTTCCTCCATCGTTTAAAGATATAGTTCCATCTTCTATATGGAGTTTAGTAGAGGGACTCGTCGTTCCGATGCCGATGTTGCCGGTGCTATCAACATAAACAGCTTCAGATGGATCTCCATCTAACGCGGAAAGAGAGTTATGTAAATGCCCTGGATTAATTGAACTAACACTTTTAATAAGGTAATCTAAAGAACTTGTGACTGATGAACTATCAGCCCCTACTTTAGCCTGTAAAGCTTCTATAGCATCATTCGCATCTGCATGTTGTCCAGAATGGGAAGGGTTATTTTGGGGGTCGGCTGTGTTAGGGTTTGTGAAATTGTCAAGACTTGTTGGGTAGTTTGAAGCCATATATTTTAACTACAACGATTTGGTTTATCGTCGTTAGTGTAATTAGTTGTTATTTTTTCGTCTTTAGTATAAGTGGTGCTTATCTTGCTTGTTAATCTTTCCCAAATAAGTTCTATTCCGTTTTTACATCTCTTGAGAAGTTCGTCTGCTTTTATACTGTCTATTGCCGTTCTAAAGATGTTTAAAGCTTTACTTGCGTTCTCTGATATATTAAGAGTGTCAATAATGGTGACTGTTACCGACTTGAAAGCTTTATCGGTTATGTTGATTGTGTCTTTGATTATTGCTCCTAAGCTTCTGAATACGTGTTCGCTTACATTTAAAATGTCCCTGATTGTCCTTGTAAGAGATTTTTTTAGTGTTTCCGATATATTTAGCGTATCTTGTGCTAATCGCTTTATATGAGCCTGTTTTTTAGCATTTTCGGCTATGCTGAGAGTATCACTAACAACCCTTGTTAATGTTTTCTTGAAATTGTCTGAAATACTAACGCTATCGCTCACAGTATCGGACTTTAAAGTAAAACCGTCGTAAGAAATATCTATTTGGTCATATTGGACTGTTGGGTCATCGTATGTTTTCATATTAAGCTCGTGCTAATATAATTTGGTATGTAACTGTATAAACGTCATCAGCTTCTAAGGGAACGGCTGTTTTAACTGTTCTTCCGCCTAAAACTCCTGCAGTTGAAGCATTCAATACTCCGATTTCAGTTACATTTTTACTCCCTGTGGCTGTAAATGCCTTTGAAAGCTGTAAAGTGTCTCCTGTTGTGGTTGTGGTTTCATAAGAAACAGTTGCAGAAGCTCTTGCAAGTCCGCTGTCTGTGATTTCTGTTTCTAAGGCTGTATCTCCTGCGGCTGCGGCGGTTGTCCCTGTTCCTAAAGCTAAATAAGTGAAGCCATCGGTGGAAACATCGCCCCCCATTCTTTTAATAAAACCTGCTAAACCTGTGTTTGGTGTTAGATTTTCACTAACTTGTTTTAGAATTACCTTTCCGTTTCTTACAACTTCTTCAGTAATTTTTGTTTTTAATGTAATTTTTTCTTTCATATTATTTAAATGATTTATAAGCTCTTCTAATTCTTGGTCTATAATCTTTGTTCCTTTGTCCGTAATATTGCCTTATGCTGTTTTCTATTCTTAAGTCGTCTTGGATTAAGATTGGCAGTGTTGGACTGGCTGGTTGTTTAATCTTTAGCCATTCAATACTTGCTTTAATCGGTATTATCTCGTGATAAGGTGAGGCAAAGCCTGGTGTTTGGGTTGTGTCTGTTGTTGCAAAGTCTACACTTCCTCTTTCAAAATAAACCTTTAAGCTGTTGTCTTGCGAATAGTCAGACGCTGGATAAACATAAATTACGCCATTAAGTAAATGATAATATTTAGGAGTGCCTGAAACGTCTTGGAATTCGTCTACTGCCCCAGGTATGTTCTTTCTGATAATAGGGTCAAGTCTATACCATTGATTGTTTTCGTCTTTAATCTCTATTCTTTGGACTGATAAGGCTTCACTTGGTAAAGCATAGCTTGCCTGGTCTTCAACTAAATTAGCAGTAGCAATCGGCAAGTCTTCATTATTGCTATCGTCATACTGCCAATTACCAGTTGATAAAAAAATAGTGTGCCAAACTCTATGTTGAACACGATTAACAATGGCTGTAAAATCGGCTAATCTGTTTGTGTCTCCTGATATATATCCAATCCCTAAGTCAGTCAGTCTTTCTATTTCTTGGATTATGCCATCTCGTGTTGATGTTGCATTAAATTTCATAAGTATACTATTAAAATTTGTAAATAATGTAAAAACTGGTCTAAATAAATCCAGTTATGCTGGGTTTACATATAGATTATGCCCTGCTGACACTATCTTTAGCTTGTCTGATTTTAGCTTTCTTTAAGGTTGTGTTTTAAGATGTATCTTTGGCGTGAAGCCTCATTTGCGAATTCCATCATATATATTTTCTAGAATTTTTTATTTTTTTAGCTAAAGCTTGTTGTTCAAGTTTTTGGTTGTAATAATCAACCCTTTCTCTAGGTGTTTTTAACTCTCTTCTTTTTTGTATTTCTTCTAACTGTTGTTTATCCATTTAATTGTTTCCTTAAATTACCTTTATAGATTTCCACTAAATCTTCAATAAATACTGCCACTTTACCGTTATCCGTATCAACGCTTTGCACTTGCTCAAATTCTCCTTTTTCAATTTTGTGTTTTCTCAATATTGGGTCTATTTTATCTTTGTATCTTTGCATTTTTTGCAGATAAGGTTTCATTTCTTCGTCAATTCTTTTAACTTCTGCCTCTACTTTTTGATATTCTTTTTTAAATTCATTCTGCAAAGCCTCTATTTTAGCCTTGATTTCATCAGTTGTTTTAGTTAGGTCTTTGAATTTAGCTATTTTTTTATCTACTTCTTTTTGTAGTTTTCCTTTTTCGTTAAGGATTTGTAAAAGTTTTCTGTCGTCAATTATTATTTTTCTCATATTATTTGATATTAGCGTAGGCTTTTGCCCACAGTTTATATTTGTTCTCTATATTATAATGCTTAAGGGTATATTTCTTTGCTCTCTTACCCATTTTAAGCCTTAAATCTTTATTATCCAATAACTGCCTTACTTTCGGTGTCCAGTTTTCTCCTGTCTTAACTAATAAGCCATTTTTACCGTCTATGTCCTTATCGTAAGGGCTATTTCCGTCTTTAAATCCTTGAGCGATTACGGGGATTTCGCACATACTTGCTTCAAGGTATTTAATGTTTGACTTACACTTGTTAAAATAGCTTTCCTGTCTTGGTATAAGCATTAAATCAAGTTTTAGTTCGTTTAGTGTATCAAAATAATATTTCATTCTCGTTTGCGGTTGTCTTTCATCTGCATATTTATCCCAAAAATCAAGTTCTTTTTTATATATCTTTCTAGTCTTTTCATAGCTCGGGTCGTCTTTAGGCGGTAAACCGAATACTACTATTTCTACATCTTCTCTGGCTTTTAAGAAGTCAAGGGTATCTTTTATATGCAAATAATCGTCATTGCTTGAAACTGAGCCAACTAAGCCAACTCTTATTTTATATCCGTCGTTCCTTAATGGTTCTTCCCAGTTAAATGGGTCAATACAATTAGGAAGTATTACAACATTGTCGTTTAATTCTCTATACTCATTAGCTAAAAATTCTGTAGTGGTGGTTACTAAATCTGCCTGTTTAACAAACTCACGGATATTCTTGTTAAAATCAACCAGCTTTTTTCCTATTTCCTTATTAACTCTTTGCATACTTGTCGGAACTCCTGAATTGGGTTTATACGTGTCATCATTATCAAATACTACTTTCTTGCCTGCTTCTTGTAAAAGTTTAACTACTTTTACTTTTTCTTCTTCCATCGGTCTTTGGAATACTATTATATCTGCTTTCATTGCCCCCCTAAAAATCTGCTCATTTTCTTTCGGTCTATCAGACAAACTTTCTGATGTTCCTTTCCAGCCATTGTGAATTAAGGGAAGTAAACATCTGACCTGATAGCAACCCATATACATATTTCCTATATAATATACATTCATAAGATTTTACTTAACACTTCGTCTATTTTTTTATCAATAACGGCTTCTATTTTATCATTTATCTTTTTAGCTATTTTATCTTCAAGACTTCCTTTAGGCTCGGCTTTTTCTTTAGGAACATCATTAATATTAAAAACTTCCTTTTTCTTAATTACCTTGCCTTTAGGTTTGTCTATGATATCTCCGTTAGCGTTTATATATTGCCTAACTTTTGTCATATTAGGGCTTACTTCTACTTTTGGTTTTGTCATAAATTATTTTCACGCCACGCTTGGATTAATCGGCGTGAACTGATAATCCAAACGGGAATAATTATATAAATTATTAAGCTCTTGTTGCGTGGGTGTAGATTAATACTCCTGCATCATCACGGTTTTCAACAACGCCATAAGCGATGTCAGAAACAACTAATGTTCCAAGATAATCTAATTCGTAGCTTGCCTGTGTCCTAATTCCTGCAGTCCCTACATAAGCTCCCATTGAGCCACCTGAGCCTAAGGCAAGAGTAGCAAAATGGATAGCGTCTTTATGGATTAAGACATTAGCTCTTCCACTTGTTCCAGATACATAAGGAACGCTGACAGTAACATATACAGGAATACCATATAAAGTATACTGAGGTTTCTTAGCAACTGGGTCTTGAACTGGAGAGTTCTGAGCTAAGGCAAATTTGTCTAAAGCCTGTGCTTGTCTCCAGAATACCATTGGATGTAAGAAGAATGCTACATCGCCGTTGTAAACATTGCCTTTAGTGTTTGTTTCTAAGATCGCAATAGCGTTTAGAATATCACTGTCAGCAATGTTTGTGGTTGAAGCACCGACTGTGTTGCTAAAGCCTAAGAATAGAGTTGCGATTGCACCTTCTAATACTGAAGCGATAGTAAAGCCAGCGTTTCTGGTGTAGCGTTCTACTAAGTTCCAACTTCTCTTGATTTGTGCGGCTTCTTTGTCCTCAATCAAGAAAGAACATTCATACCAAGTGTTTACGGTTAAAGTAACATTAGTGTCTGTATTAGCGTTAAGAGTTACTTGTGAGCCGTTAGTCTTGCTATTAGCCGTCATCTCGGTGATATTTGGTGTGTAGATGGTATCACCGCCATCAGATAGTTCTTCACTTCTGTCAGTAAAGAACCTAGCCATCACTAACTCTTCTTGATAAAAGTTATTTATCATCTTCCCCCAAATTTCTGGGATTTGGTCAGCAAGAGTAGTGCCTGACATATGGTCTGTTCCAAGTGCCATTGTAGTTTAAAGAACAATTCGGTAGCTTTATTTACCTAGCCAAGCTTTTTTCAGATTTTCGGGAGTATCTTCGTCTTTGATATACTTAGAGCCTCCTTTTGAAGCTGGCATTTGTGCTTTAGCTTTTTTCTCTTCAGTCTCTCTCTGGGCAATAGTTGCTTTAAAAAGTTCTGAGTTTGTAGCTTCTGTCAATGTATCAAGCCCTTTGACTTCTTTAATTTCTTTTAGAAGTTGCAGGTCTTCATCTGAATACTTTGACGCTAAGCGGGAGATTTCGGTAATTTGTGCTTCTCCTAGTTGTTCTGTGTTTTGTTTATTAGCTCCCATTTTTTTTCTGAAGTGTTCTTTCTGAGCTTGTGTAGTTTTTACTTTCTTTTTAAGCTCTTCGTTTTCTTCTTTAAGCTTTTGGATTTCTTCATGGGATAGAGCTTCAGAGTTCTCTTCCTCCTCTTTGGTGTTGACGTCTTCGGCTTCGGTCTCTTCTTCAAGAGTTTCCTCTTCCAATGTTTCGTCTACCTTTGTTTCATTTTCTTCCATTTGATTATGAGGCGTTTTGTGCCTGTTAATTATAATTCATTTTTCAGCCTTTAGTGGCTTAATCCCTTTAGGGGATAAATCTGTAGTAGCCGATGACTCGAACATCGGTGTATGCCTTTCTACTTATAAGATTGGTTATCTCTTTCTATTTTTTTACCAAGTCTTTCAAATTTTCTGATTGCTTTTAATATCTTTTCGGATGCTAACTGTGAGCCTCTAACTTCTAAAGCTATTCTTTCAGATGAAAGTCCGTCTGTTTTTATCTTTAAGGGTGTGTCAATAATCTCGCTTTTAAAAAAGCTTTTAATTTCTTCCCATTCTTTTGTTTTTAAAAAGTGTTGATAGTTCATTCAATTGGTTGAGCCTGTGCGAGCAACTTATCAGGCTGTCTTTGCTCAGGCATTTGTCTATTTTGTTGTTGTTGAATTTGTTCTACTTGTTTAGGACTCAGCTTCCACGGTGATATTCCATTATCCTCTAGATATTGTCTAAAGCCAGGGACTTGAGTTATAGCTGGGTTAGCTCCTGTCATCTGTAAAGCATTAAAGTAGGCATCATTTTTAGCTGATTTATCTACACTCTCATCAGTCGGCATCATCTTAAATCCGAATTTAAAGTTAAAGAAACCTTTAGGGATTTTAACTCTTCTTCCTTTTTGTTTTACTTGTTCTTCCATTTTAGCTAATATCTGTCCGCTTATTTCAGGGGTTAATACTCCACCGTTAAGGATATAGTCAATGTCTACTCTTCTTTTAATTGCTTTGTCGTATTCTTCGGCGTCTGCTTCATCTTCTGCCATTTCAATAAGCTGTTCAGTGTTCCAGCCTCTTACAACTGTTGGGAATATGTCTTCTAAAAGAATATCAGCAATCTTTTCAAATATATCTTGTCTGTAATTCTTGAAAGCATTTACTGCTCCAGCGTTTACAACTGCAATTCCTCTAAAAGTAGTGTTAGCTGGGCTTGACTCACCCTGTATAATCTCAGGGGTTAAACAAATCTTGTCAGCCTGTGCTTCTATTAGTTGAAGTTCATTGATAAACTGATTTAAACCTGTATTGGATATACCTATCTGCTCTAATGTCTCATCACCTAAAATTTGTCCATTTACGGCTTGTTCTAGCACGTTCCCTGTCATATCGGGGTTAGATGACTTTAAAAGCAACAAAGTGGCTATTTCGGTGTATTGTGCGTTTTGATTAACTAACTTGTTTACTCTTTCTTGTAATTTAAAAAGTCTTTCAACTACTCCAATTCTTAACCACCTCCCCCTATATCTTCCTAAGTGAAAATCTTCATAAGGGCAATCTTCTTTATCGGTTTCTTCTTCCCATAATTTAATATATTCAGCTCCGTATTCGTATCCAATAATATGTTTATAGGTTGGCTCGTCTTCTGAATAGTCATAGCCATAAAACTCCCATACTTCATATTCGTCTCCTTCTTTGCCTTTTTCTATTGCTTCTCCTACATTATCCCAAACTTCTTCTTTATCAAGTAATTGCTTTTTATTTAATTTGTGTTTTTCTACTATTCCGTCAGCGTCTTTGATGTCTGATATAGTTTGGTCAAAGTATAAGTTATCAAGTTTACATTCGCTTATCTTTGTTTTGCCATTCTCTTTGTATTTTTTCCAAACAGAAGAGCCGTAGGTGGCTACTCCTTCGGCTAAATCATTAAGTGTTTTGTAAAATCTTTCGTTATCAAACCATTCTCTTACTTTCTTTCTTAAAGCCCAAGCTTGAAAGAAGTTAAGCTCTCCTAAGCCATAAGGTAAAAAGTCTTTAGTGTCAGGACTGATAAGCTTACCGAAATGAGTTATTCTGTGATTTGATAAGTTCCAGAAAATAGCGTCATCATCTCTTTCAAGAAAACGATTATTAATGTAAAAGTTTATTCTTCTTAAAATGTCTCTCTGGTTGTAGAGTATTGGTTTAATAGTGTCTTTACCGCTTACAAATTCTAATTGTTCTTTTCTGCATTTTTCTATTAAAGCCTCTACTTGGAGACTGATATTTTCATATTTCATATAAATGATTTTTTAGGTTGTAATCCCAATAGTGGATTGTTTAATTTTTTTTCGTCTGGCGTCACTGCCCAGTATCTCATCATATCAGCTGGGTGGCTTGACCAGTCGTGTTTAGGGTTGTTGCGATAAACCTTATTCTTCTCATCATATTCTTTGTGGTAATTCTTTAATGCTTTTCTGACTCTTTCGCAATTAACTGCGTCAAAGGTTATAGTTTGTAAT